GTTCTGGACGAACTGGAAGAAGGTCTGTGCGGTGGTCGGGATATTGACCATCACCATGTTCTTGCCGGGGAACACAAACGGCTGCCAGCCGAACTTGTCCCGAGTGTTGGAGACAGCCTGCGACACCAGCTGCTGGATGTATTTGCTGCTGTTCTCCTCGGCAGGATTGACCTTGGTCGACTTCAGGAGGTCGGACATGTAGACCACACCGAACTCGGTCAGGATCATGATGTCGCCACCGTAGCGGGTGGCAGCGCGCCGACCGACTGGCGCACCGGCAAAATAGACACCCTGCAACGCCCATGTGTCGACACTGTCGGGATCGATCCCCTGGTAGATGCTGACCTCGCCCTCGGACGAGATGGCGGCAAGATGGTCATCCGCACCATTGCCGTCGTCGATCGTCCAAGTGATGATCTGCGACAGATGCCCGCCGCGTGTCCAGTTGGGGCCGAAGTCGAACTGCTTGGCGACACCGAATATCTGGTCGGGCGGCAGATACCAGCCGGAGGTGCTGTCCTTCTCGACGAACCACAACCGCTTCTGGTGGGAATAGACGTGGATCAGTTTCTTCGGATCGACACCACTGATGGTGTTGGCAGTGCCGTCACCCGCAGCGACCATCTGGATCGTGTTGTCGGGCTTGATCCAGAGCATGTCGTCGGCACCGTTGACCGCGACCAGATTCACCCCTGCCACGTTGGGGAAGTTGATGTGCTGCCAGCGGGCGTTCGCCAGCGCATTCTTCTTCTCGACGGGGGCCGCGTTGGGTGTCGTCACGTCGTAGAGAAGTGCCTCGGTGGCTGCCTGCGAGAAGGCATAGAGTTTCGGGGTCGCCTTGTTGTGCGACATGATCGTTTCCACGTCGCCATCGAGACCCTCGCAGTGACGGACGTAGCCATGCCGCACCTGGACACCGTAGGGCTGGGCGAACAGGTTCCGCATGATGAGTGCGAACCCCTCCGGCATCGAGATGATCGAGTCGTAGGCGTTGATCCCACGGATCGGCGACGGGCGCGTGAGAACCTTCGACACCTGCTGGATGGCACCGAATCTCATGTGCTGTTCCCGTTGCCGACGTTCCAGCTGCCGTCCGGAATGTTGTTGATGCCGATCAGCATGGTGCGGGCGCGCGGCGCGAGGGTGAGCATCGGCGCACCCTTGTTCTTGCCGATCTTGGCTTCCCACGTCCCGAGGAAGTCCTTCATGTAGGCAGCGGTGTTCAGCCCCTTGGCTTCCCAGTATTTCAGCTTCAGGTACGCCGTCATCACCCACGGATCGAGAAGCAGGATGTCGGTGTCGGACTGTGCCGTGGCGTAGTAGGTGTTCGCCTTCGCCGCGTCCTTCAGCCAGGTGTCGGCCACGTACTCCATTGCCAGCGTCCAAGGTGCGAACACCCCGGTGATCACGCTATCGCCGGTCGGCGTGTTGGAGGGCGACGGCACCGGCCAGATTTCGAACTTGGCGGATACCACCCGATAGCGCAGGCGCGGCCCGCTGGAGAGCAGACCGCCCTTCAGCCACTGCCATTCCTGTGCCGTCTTCGGGCCGAGCAGAGGCCAGTGGTTGGTGCGATCCCACTGGGTCTGGTCGATGAAGTAGGCCCAGTCGGCGGGTATCTCGTATTCCGCTTTGCCCTCCTCGGTGGTGATGATCCACTGACGGATCAGCTGTTCCCACGGGAACCCGAGAACCATGTCGTTGCCAGCCCTGTTGAGCAAGGCCAGCATCTGCTGCACGGTGGCGTCTGAAGACGTAACGACCTCGTTGGGTTTTGGCAAACCCATCTCGACCATCGACTGCTGGACGACCCACAGGACGTTACGCACTTCAGCCATATCAGTTCTCCAAGAACTCCGGCAGTTTCGATTCCGGCGCGGCCTCGACCACCGGTTCCGGCGCGGGGGAAACCTTCTTGCCGCGAGCCTGCTTCGGCTTGTCACCAGTCAGCTTGGCAACCGTTTCTTCCATTTCAGCCAGGCGTTGTTTGAGGGATTCCTTCTCCTCATCGGCAGCGTTGGCAGCGGTCGAGGCGATCCAGTCGGCAGCCTTCTGGCACAGTTCGTGACCACCCATGATCGTCTGCTTGCCGCTATCGGTCAGGGTCGCCAGCTGCTCGACCGTGAAGATGTTGCGGTACTTCAGTTCGGCGATCATCGAGGGCTTCGTGAAGAGGAATGGGAAGTTCTCCAGTGGGGTACCACCGGCAGAAGCCACCTGACCCGACTTCCAGTCGCGGTACTTGGCGGCGAGAACCGGACGACCTTGGGTGTAGCGTTTGGCATGATCGACGACACTCGTCAGTTTTGAACCAGGCGCGTGGATGGTGATCATGTCGATGTCGTCGTAGATCGGACGACCGGCCTTGGTGCTGGCGGCAGGGTTCAGCACTGCCTCGGTCTTGAAGGTGACATACAGACGATCATCCCCGTCGTAAAGCTTCGTGTCAGGCCCGTTGCCGAGCGTCTGAAGCGGGCTGAAGTCCTGTGGAATGCTGCTGATGTCGAAGGTGGGCATTTCCTGGTTCATTTGAATTTTCCTTTTGAGCGGTATAGAGGGAAAACGGGCCATACCATCCCGTTACTACACGATCGGTGTCGGCGTACGCAGTGCGTTGACCGTTGCTTGTTGCTGAAGACGCGGCGTACCGACCAACGGACGCGGCGCACCTGGCTGCCCCATCGGCAGCGGCTGTCCCATCGGCTGCCCCGGCTGAACACCCATCGGCTGCCCCATTTGACGCGGCGCGCCGACAAGCTGACGCGGCGGCATCTGCGGCTGCATCTGCATGGGTGCCTGCTGCTGGCCGAAACCGGTATAGGGGCGAGGAGCGGCGAACATCGACTGCGCCGCCTGCTGCTGATCACCGCCACCCTCCAGCGGGCCGAACAACGCCTCGCGAATCGGGTCGGCCTTGCGGAGTTTGTAGCCAAGCGGGTCAAACCGCTTCTGCATTTTGTTGAACCAGCCCATGATGGTTCTCCTTACGGTGCCGGAATGTGGATAGCGTTGGACGACGATGCACTCGTAGTGCCTTTGGCATTGGTAGCGATCACAGTACAGCTGATGTTCGACCCTTCCATTGCTATATTGACCACATAGGTATCGGCAGTTTGCCCAGGCAACGGAGTGTTCTCATCGACGTACCATTGGTAGGCGTAGGTGATCGGCGCTTGACCGATCCACGTTCCGTCGTCGGTTGTCAGCGTCTCACCAACCGCGCCAATGCCGCTGACCACGGGGGCAACGACATTGATCGGAAGCGTGTCTACCCCATCCGTCCAAAGCAGACTGTTGACCACATAGAGAGGTGCGTAGCGGGTGGTTCCGTCGCTTGCTGCCGTAACTGCGTCGTCGGTGGCAACGAAGTCATGGGGCAGCGGGTCTTGCACGGGAGCAGCCGGAATGAACCCGATGAAGTTCTCCATGCAACCACGGGACTCGGCATCGACTGCCACGTCGCCACCGATTGGGGTGGTGCTTTGTGCATCAACCCCGATTGCCTGTCCTGCGAGTCCACTCATGTCACACCGCCTTGCTCAGGAGTTCAGACCAGTACGTGTCGGTCGGCTCGTCGTACAACACCAGCCACTTGTCGGTTGCATTGGAAATGACGAAGAACAGGGTGCGCGGGAACGGCGGTTCGCCGATCAGCGCAGTCTCGATCTTGATGCGGGTCAAAGGGCCAGAGAAGGTGCCGTAAAACTCACGGGTAATCACGTCTTCCTGTGCAAGGACAGTCATCAAATCAGCCATACGTCACCTCTTGTCCATTGTAAGTCACGATCTCGTTGTCGTAGACGACCGTGTTGGTTGCAGTCCAGCCGAAGACCCCCGGTTCCCAGACGTTGTTGCCAGCACCATCGGCTTGCGTCACATACCATTCAGAACCGTTATGGGTGCAGTGATCGCCTTCACCGGTGAATGGGTTCACCAACTTGTAGGCGTCGTACTGGTCAAGCGGTTGTATCCAAGGCAGCACCTCACCCGGTACCTTTGCCATGCGGATCAGCGCAGGGATCAGCGCGGGATCGGGATAGACTGCCGTGTTGTAGGACTGGATCACCCACCACAGTACGTTCTCGGAATCACGGTATAGCCCCGGCGTGACTGTGCCAGTCAGCGGTTTGGCATCGGCTGACCAGTCCGACCCTGCGGTATTGGCGACTGCTGTAGTGGTGGCAATCGGATCGGCTAGTCCTTGCTGGATAACCACATTCGGAATTGATGCCACCGCCGCCTCGAATTCTGCATCACTCCATGCATGAAGTAAGCCAAAGGAAGGTGACGGGCCAGCATATGCCGGTACTGAAAAGTTGTGCGGGCCAAATGATTTCTTCCCTGGTGTCTGTGCGGTGTTATTGAGCAGGTCGTTTGCCACTGCCATTTGAGCGACTGGAATGCTTGCGCTGAAGTTGCTCATTAATAAGCTCCAGTCTTAGAGTTGACCCACGTTTCTGTGTCAGTGATTTCCTGCGTTGTGGAGATTGCGCCACGGACGATTAGGGAGTAGATGCGACCGTTTAGACGTGCTGTCACGTTTGCACGACTTCCGATGTAAAACACATAGTTTCCAAAGTTACCAGTTCCAGCATCGTTTCCACCTGTGGCTGCAACATCGGAACCATTTATCCTTGGTCTGTTTTCAAGCGCGGCGGTTGTTTGAGCAAAGTCGAAACGACTGGTAAGAATATTTGTTACCGGAGCCGTATAGCCGGTCTGTGTATTGATATTATCAGTAACATTCCCACCTAGCTTAAATACGTAATTTGCGCCCGTTGTCAAAAGATAGAATGATCCAGGACGGCCAACTCCGGTATTATCTGATAGCTCTGAAATAATTCCATCAGACACGGAATTTTTCATCACCCCGACCCAAACCGACATCTTGTTCGTCGCCGTGAAGTTAATCGCAGCGGTCTCCAGCGAGTCATCCACCCCGTCGAACTCAAGGTAATACTTGCTGTTGGCGTCTTGGCGAAGCACCGGACGACTGGCGGAGGTGGCTTGGGTGGCGTGGTTGTTGCGCCCTGACTTGTCGAGGATTTTGCCAACAGTCTGACCAACCGCAGTGACCGGCGTGGTGCCTGCGCTGTCTTGAAACATGGTGCTGAAGTCGCTCGGGTCGTACCATGCGCCTTGTTCGCCGGAGGCGAAGAGGTTGGCAGGCGTCCATACAGGTGCCGCATCGACGATGTACAGACCACCGAGCGGGCCGACACGGAGACCACCCACGTAGGCATCGCCGGGGGACACCGGCTGGTTCAACTGGCACTTCAGCGCGCCAGTCGCGGTAAGCGGCAGACCATTCATGTACCTGGCAATGGGCGACCCGGACAGGTCGACGCTTAGGTCGCCGTTGTTCGAAAACGCCTTGCCCTGGTCGAACTTCTGCGGGGCATTGGCATTGACATGCACCCAACCCTCAGCGGTCAGGGCAACGCCCCCGACGCGAACATCGCTCGCAGCGGGGGCTGCCGTGGTGCAGTACAACGCACCATCAGAAGTCTTGAGACCGGGAATCATCTTAAGCTGCGATGACGGCTGCAGTTGCGGTTGAATTGGCCGTTACGGAACCCTTTGCATTGCTGCCGATGACCCAGAGGACGATGGTCTTGCCGATGTCGGCAGTGACGGGGACGTAGGTACTGGCAGTACCCTTCAGCACACCACCGACCAGCCAGTTGTAGGTGTAGGTCGGCGTCGGAGTGCCTGTCCACGTACCGTTGCCTGCGGTGAGGGTCTGACCGACCTGTGCCGTTCCCGTGATGGTGGGGGCGACCGTATTGGCCGGAAGTACTGCCGTCGCACCCGCCGTCCATGCCAGTGTGGAACGCGCCGGACTGACACCCGACACTGCGGTGTAACCTGGTGTCTGGATCGTACCGTTTGCCGCCAGCGAACGGACAACGATGTCCTCGGTTGCCGAGAAGTCGGTGGGGTCGTTTTCCTCGTTGGTCAGACCGAAGCCGAACCCGATGAAGTTGGTAGTGCAGCCACGGGACGATGTCGTGCCATCGGTCAGTGACTGTGTGGGGGCGATACTCGGTTGGTTACCTGCGGTCAAGCCAACCACTGCGCCTGCGAATCCTGCCATGATTTTCTCCTTCCGGTGTTGAGAAGCACCCCGGCTGTTTATCCAGACCACCGATCAGAGTAGTTGGACAGCCGGGGTGCAAACCTTTAAATCATGTTGGGCAAGTTCATCTTGATACGCTCCAATCCTTCGGGAGTGTGTTTCCACTCACGACGATTGTATGCCTGTTCTGACTTTGTTGCCCAACGACAGTTGCTCATTTCGTAATTACCTTCAGGGTCGATGCGATCCAGCGTCATTCCTTCAGGTCTTTCCCCCATGTCGGCAAGAAAGTTCTCGAAAGACTGCCAGCGTTCGCACACCGAAACGTGTTCATAGCCTGTGGCTTTTCCACTACGATCCTTCATGCTTTTCCAAGACTTGTAGGTGGGAGACTGCTTACCTAAAGTTGCACGGGAATGGCCGTGTGTCTTCTTGGTTCTGCCGAACTCAACCTTTGCACATCCACACGATGTCGTATGTCCAGTAGTCAGGTTATGTTTCCAGATCATTTTGAATATTCCGCAATCACACTGTGTGAAACAGTTTGCGATTAGATGACCCCTACAATTCGGTTCCTTGGTAATACCTAAAACAACCAACTTACCAAACCTATCACCTACTGAAATCGCTACCTGTCTTGCCATGATGAGTTCTCCTTTTGAAAGAACTCATCATAACATGACTCACTCAATGATGGTGCTATTCTACCACAATGCCTTGGAACTGAGCGCCGGAACAGGTCAGGTTGCCAGCCCATGCCAGAATCTGCACGGCGGCGTCCTGGTTGACCGAGTAACGCTGACCCGGCGACAACGGAACCATGTTGCGCTGGGCGTGGGGGCGATACTTCAGGTACTTGGTGTTCAGGAAGTACATCGTCTTGGAGGGGACACCAGCAGAGGTCATGCCGATACCACCGTCGAGAACCACGTCGGCATCCATGTACTTCATGGACACGAAGCCAAGCTTGGCGTCGGTGTCGGAAGTGAAACGCTGGATGTTCTGCAGGCTGGCAGTGAAGTAACCCCAGTAGGCGTTGTCCATCACGACCAGATCGGGACGATCCTGACCACGGATCAGGGAGGCCCACATCGCGTTCATCACTGCCTGGATGTTGGCAGCGGTGGTTGCCGCACCGTTGAAGGTGGATGCGTCGAGCGACTGGTTCTTCCAGAACGTCCAGGTGCCACGGTCGATGCCGCCGTAGGTGTTGGTGTTCACCGCCGGGACAGCAGCCTTGAGGCCGGTGATCTGCTTGCCGCCGGAACCGGTGCCGTCCGAATAGATGCCGGAGGCGATGAGGTTCGCCATCGTCGACTCGGCGACGGACATGCGGGATTCCAGCAGGTCGATGATCTGTTCCTTGCCCGCGTTCTGCAACTGCTCGAGACCGGAGATGGTCACGGGACAGGCAGCCTGCTTGATGTCGAACTGGGCCGCGCTGATGACGTCGGCGGCAGCGACCGGCAGGGTCTCGTAGCCGGAGTAGTAACCGGCGTTGCCGTTCGGGGCGAACGAGAGTTCTTCCAGGATGATGTTACCGCCGGAGAACGTCTTGATGTTGCCACGTTGCTTCAGGCGCGCCAGAAGGGCGTTGTTGGATGTCACGTTGTCGGCGATCTGGCCGGTACGGGACTGGATGGTGGTCGCGATGATGTCGCTGATGGCGGAATTGGGGAAAGCCATGATCTGCTCCTAATATGGAAAGGAAGGTTTTGTCGGATTTTCCGTGGTGGGATATAACTCTCCACGCGGCTCATTCGACGCCGAGCCTAACAATTTCGGAGCAGGTGGCTGCAAAGCTGTCCTGCGATACGGGACGGGTATTTCATCTTCGGTATCCCGTTTCAGCGGGACACCGGAACCAACAATGGCGCGGAACAGTGAGTTGCTCATACGCGGGCGTTGTTGAACGCCGCCTCGATGGAGCCACGCAAAGAACCGTCACCGGCAAAGGCATTCGATCCGCCGGAGGCTGGAGACCCGTTGACACTGGAGGCAGCCAGCCTTGCGCGTTGCGCCTGCTGATGCTGCTGGTTCGCCTGTGTCATCATCGCTTGCCTCGACTGTTGCCCCGATACGTTGGGGTTGATCGCTACTGCCTTAGTGTATGCGTCCTCCAGAGACAATGCAACACCCCGACGCGAGGCGACTTCGATCAGATCGGCCATTTCTTCACGCACGTCATCGAAGTACGGATACCGGGGATCGAGTGACATCTGTTCGACGGTCTGGGTAGCCTGCTGGACGACAAGTTGTTCCTTCTGCTGACGCTCCTGGTAGATCGGGGCCAGTGCCTGCTGCAGCTGCTGCTGGACAAGCTGGTTGACGTAGTTCGGGTCGAACCCCTGCGGTTGCGGTTGCGCCGCTCCCTGCATTGTGGCGACGATCGCGGCGTCCAAGTCTTCGATGGTGACACCGTAGTCCTTGATCAGCTTCGCCATCATCTGCGCCTTCGACTGCGGCGTACCCGTCGCCAGCACGAAGTCGGCCTTGAACAGCTCGTTCATCGCCTGGACGGGGGTCACACCGGCCGACTGGATGCGGGCCATGTAGGGTGACACGACGTTCTGGATTTCCTGAATCTGCTGGCGGATCGGCGCGGTCTCCTTGAGGACACGCTCGACCTCCATCTCGCGCTTGTAGACTTCCTGGCGCACATGCAGCGGCAGTTCGGCCCATGCTCCCTTGGCTTCCTTCTTCCACGATGCCGGTGCGCGGTCTACGCGATGGGCGGCGCGCTGCTCCTGGGTTTCGACAGGCTTCTCAGGTTGAGTTTCAGCCGGTTTGCCAGCGGTGTCATCCGCCTTGACTTCAGGAGGGGCAGACTCAGTTTTTGTCTCATCCTGAACAACATCGGTGGAGGTGTCTTCGACAACAGCCGACGATGTTTCCACATCAGTGCTTTGTACCTCAGTGGTGGTCTGGGTGTCATCTGCTGGCTCCTCATGTTCGGTGATGGCTGACTCAAGTGCTTCGCGCATTGATGGCATGGTGAATTATCCTTTGAATTGACGCCACAGGTCACTGCGGCTGTTGATGACATCGGCGATGGTCTGCCGTGTTTGCTGCCGGTACGCCTCGGAAGGCGCGCCGTTGTGCTGCATGGTCTTCGGCGGCAAACCCTTCAGATCGGCAGTCGGAACCACATGATGTTTCTTACAATGCTCGCGGAGGCCAGCCCGACCAGAAACCACGCTGCCGTCGATAGGGCTAACAAAATCAGGTATATCGCCCATGACGGCATGACTTCCGCCTTGTCCAGCACCCAGTTCAGGAATCTGATCGACACCCTTCTCATAGAGTTTCCCTCCAAGTTGGACAAACGAACGCCTAGTCATCGCTGGCCTCTGCCTGCTGTTCCAGATTCATTTCGTGCTGCTCCTGCTGCATCACGGTGTTCTGCGCCGAGTCCCGCGCCGCGATCTGCATCTTCAGGTCGGCCTCGCGTTCCAGCATCTCCATCTTCAGGTCGAATTCCTGCTTCATCTGCTGGAGTTTGACCGCGAACTCGGCCTGCATCTGCTGCATCTCGATACCAGCCTTCTGCTGCGCCATCTGCATGTCGGCCTGCTGCTTCTGCTGATCCTGCTGCAGCTTCATCTGACCTTCCTGCTGCTTCATCTGCAGTTCGGCCTGCATCTTCTGCTGTTCGGGGTCGGGTTGCGGCGGCGCGTTCTTCTGCTGCTCGATCTCGGCGTTGAACTCCTTGATGTAGCGGTCGAAGATGCCTTCCACGTCCTTGCTGATGCGGAACCCGGCCACACCGAACTTCAGCAGTTCCAGCATCAGCGGGATCAGCTGCGGTGCGCCCTGGCCGACCGTGGAGGCCGACTGGAGGAACGTGGCGACCGAGTTCATGAACTCGCTGCGCTCGTTCTTCTGCGCGGTATAGTCGATCATCGCCAGCGAGTCGGCCTGGATGTGGATGCGCCACTCCATTGCCTCTTCCGGCCCCTTCAGCAGCTGCAGTGCGGGTACGACCAGTTGCTGGTCTTCCGGTGCCATGCTCTCGACGTTCGCCATCTTGGCGAGGATCGCGGGGTCGAAGTGCTTGACCAGAATCTCGCCCTTCAGCTGCAGCACTTCCTGGGCGAAGCGGGTCACCTCGTCCTGCAACTTCTGGATACGAACCGACGCATACTTCGACTTCAGTTCCTGCGCCCCGAGGGTCTCGGACGCCTTGGACGCGCCACGCACGATGTCGGAGATTCCGGTCAGTTCGTAAATCTGCGCCTTGATCGCTTCACGGTGAACCTGCAGCTGCCCCAGTGCCTGCACCACGACGTCCAGCGGCAGCCAGTCGATCTGACCCTTCACGCCACCCTTCTCGGCGAACATGGCCCAGTTGTCCACAGGGATCAGGGTGTTGTCGTAGCCCTCGGTCAGCATCCGCTGGATGCCCTCGGCACTGCGGTCATAGACACCGACCACCTTGCAGGCGATGACCAGCAGGCTGATCCGGTTGTTG